ATGTGACCCATAAATCTTCTGGACGACAGTTCTTACTAAATCGAACTCCGTAATAAAATTTATTAAATTTACTCCAGCCGATAAGATAGGTATATGCCATTTATTTCTCCAAAAGTTGGAGGGAGTTAACTCCCTCCATTCACATAGTTTAGTTTATTTAGACTATTGGTCCGATATCAGTTTGAGCGAGATATGGTGTGACTTTACCAGCTGTCTTGACTGAAGTGTCTTCAATTACTGGTAGCCAGTAATCGTAAGCAAAGTTTACAGTAAACTCTTCAACAGCGTTCTGCGAATCCCATCCTAGTGTAATGCCACTAAGCTGAGTTGGGAATGCACCAATTAGCTGATAAACACGAAGTACTTCGCCATCCTTAGCAAACTGTGTAACGTCAACAGCGAATGCTTTATATTGTTCAAAAGCAGCTTCTGGTAGACGAATATTTGTCTGCATCGTATTGATAGCATTCTGCCATGCTTCAAACATTGAACGTACAGAGAAATCTTCATCGTTCATTACTGTAATTGACCAATCAGCAAAAGATCTTTCGCCAGCCAACTTAATTCTACGACCGAAATATGGAACTTCAATCTGAGAAATTGTTGACTCTGGTAGCTCTGCTGCTCTACAAGTGAAAACTAGCTTTTTAAATGCTTCAGGATTCAATGGTAGAGTAGGAGGCGGTGTTATTTGGACTTGGAAGAGGGAGGGGCGAGCGCCCCCCCATGGTAGTCCATTTACTTTAAAAGAGTTAATATTAAAAGCCATCTATTTTACTCCTAGAATATTTTATCTATTTATTAAAACTTACCGATAACTTCAGAGAACTGAACACCAGTTGGAACAGCAACGAAGTTAAGCTGGATAAAGTTAATGCTTCTAGCAGGTTTAATATAGATGTCTCCAACAAACTGATTGCTGTCAATAATTTGTGGAGTGTTGTTTGTATCATCACATACAACATAGAAATCAGTAATACCACGACGACCTTTAATAGTGCGTAGATATGGTGTTACAAGGTTTCTAAACTGTGCTCTTGTGAAAGCATCGTTGAATTCGAACAACTGATACTTAGCTGCAGTAGCAATTGCCTTTTCAAGAACAATAAACAATCTGCGAACATTGATACGATCAAAGGCAGATGGCTTGTCCTGTAGGGTTTTATCTCCGTATAGAACAGTTCCTTGACCTGGGAATGTTACAACAGGATTGATACCGTTACTATAAAGAATGTCGCGCTCTGCTTTGCGTGGATTGAATGCTAGCTTTACTAGATTCTTAATTTGACCACGGTTGAAACCAGCTGGTGACCACCAAGCGTCATTAGTAGTATCTGTTCTTGCGCAGATACCAGCAATGTCACCGTTTAGAGGAACCCAACGATAAACGTCATTATAACGATCATACTGATACTTATAACCTGAATCCATGATAGCATATGAAGAACTATTAAGAGATCCTCTCCATGCTTTAAGATCCACAGCTTCGTCGCCGACGTTATTAAGGACTGTTGAACGATCAGGAGATACTAGAACCACACAATCTCTTCTAGAATTGACTATGTTATCGATTAGATAATTAGCCAACTGGAAATTATTGACTGTTCTTCCACCTACTGCAGTAGTTCCGCCAATTGGCTTTCCTTGGATAACTAGAGAAATATCGATATCCTCGGCTGACTGGAATAGATCATAAGCTGAACCTAGGATAGCAATTGTTGCTGATGATTCATTAAGACCGTCAGCTCCATGAGCAAGGGTTATATTAGCAGGAGCAGTAGCTGACGAAGAAACTACATTTAGTGCTGATGCAGAAGGAGCGATACTACGGTCATTAGCCCAACGAATATAATTAGAATTCTGATTAATTACGTCTTTGTAGTAATTACCAGTTCCATCATTATTCTTGCCATCAGTAGCACGTGATAGACCTCTATAAACCTCAAGAATTGTTCCTGGTGTTCCTGAGAATTTTCCACCATCATCAACAACTACGACGTGAAGTTCGTCTTGTGCAGAAGTGTTACCATTGGCTAGTACGAAATCAGACTGACCTGGTGCAACGTCTACGACATTGAAGAATTCCCAATAACGATCAATAGTATTGCTGACAAAATCAGTTCTTAGTCTGTAAGAATCTTCAAGATTAATTCTGACTACAGTGGTGTTTGCCACTAGAGTTGAATTTGCACCAGAAGTAGTAGTTAGATCAATTTCATCGCCAAATGGTGTTAGCGATAGTTTTAATCCAGAAGAATTAGCCTGAATTACATGGTAGTTAATACCCTGTGTTAGACCGGTAATTTGACTGTTTCCAGCTGTGTTAGAATAGTTAACAATATCGCCGTTTGAGTATGGATTACTTGCAATAGTAATGAAGTTAGAAGTATTTGATACATCCAAGCCACTGAAACCAATAGTTGAAGTATTAATGAAACTTGCATTACTTCCTACTGATACTGACTGAACCATCAAATATTGCTGATTGATTGAACTATTACCAGCAAGAACTTGATCGCCGTTTGCCAACTTAGTTGCAACACTGGTTGCTGCAGCATTTGTAGTGCCAGCAAACTTAATAGTTGCTACGTTTGAACCAAGGCGGAATTCAATACGAGCATTAGCAGTTACGCCACTACCAGCAACATTAGCGCCAGTTAGAGCGATTGTTGAATTGAAGCTCTCTGCTGTGTCGCAAATTCCAACTCTTAGAGAATTACCCATGTCGCCTGGGAATCTTGCAACGTAAATAACGTCTGGATCAAAGTTGCCATCTTTATCAGCATAATCATTGTCGTTTTTGACTACCTGATTTACTAGGTTAGCAACAAACCCATTAGCGCCCATTGCTGAAGAACCTGGCTCTAGAGCTACAGCAGTATAAGCTGAAGCTGGATGAGCAAAGTAGAAACTTACGCCATTCTGTGTAGCAGTTACATTGCTTGAAAGGGTTACTGAAGATGAGTTCTTAGAAAGTACTGAAATTGTTGAAAGCACTGCAGTGTTTACTGAGCTATTACCAAAAGTAATGCTAGCATTTGAACATTGAGTAAGATACATTCCTACTAAAATGTTAGATGTATCGGCAATCAAAACAACATTATTAGCGCCATCAGTGTTACCAGAAACTACAGGAGTGGCTCCGGTTACATCAGCAGCACGTGAAACCCAAAGGCGATTAGTATATGATAGAAAGTTCGCCGCTGTGAAAAATGTTTCGCCGTTAAAATTGGTTGGTTTACCAAATCGAGTAACTAGCGCATTTTCGGAGTCGATTAAAACTCTTTCTCCGATTGGACCCCAACGAAAAACGCCAGCAAAGGCGCCATCAGTTGTGGCAACTGAAGGAACGACTGTTGTAAGGTCGATCTCAGATACATTAACACCAGGTGATAGTTGAAAAGCCATTTTTATTTTCTCCCTATTACGAGAACATTCGTATATTTGTTTTTTGTATTTATAAAAAGGGCTTTTTTAGAAGTCTTGCGGATGATTCCACATCCAAGAGTCGCCTACAAATCTTTCATATTCTTCCTCAACGAAATCATCTCTCCCAGAATCTACAAAGCCGAATGGGGCCAAATCTTGCTCCATATCATCTTCAGTTTTGTCTCTCAGTGACATAAGAGTATTAATATTAGTATAATCTTTAAAATATTGTTGGTCTGAAAGCCAAGCAAATAGAACCAAACACATTACCAAATCGTCGTGTTTCCCTGGCTCGGCTTCATACGAAGTTCCTTTTTTAGAAAAGGTTCCTAACTCGCTAATCGTGTTTATATCGTTAACGATTAATTGATTCTGTTCTATAAGTAGCTTTAATATAGAACAACCTATAGATTTGACGATTTTAGTGGTACGGATACCTTTATCAACGCTCCCTCCACCAAATCCAGTTGTGATCCTTTTACCAGATCTTCCTGCATTCTCAGTAAAAAGAACATTCTCATAACCAAAATCATAGTTTAATGAAGTTGAAACTTGTTCGCCAATATCATTTACTTCAACCAACACAGAGGCGTTATTATATGCCTTAGCAGTTCTATGAATAATATCAGCATAATCTAAAGGAGTGATAGCATTATTTCTGTAAACGCCAACTTGCTGGTAAGGCATATTTGTAACATCTATAAGCTGAAACGCTGAATAGTCTAATCCTTTGCCTCTAGAAACGTCGCATACCATCATATATACATGATTTGGTTCTGCTGGATTGAATTGAGTTAAACCATCTTTTTGTAAGATAGGATTACTAGAAACCAGTTCTTTGAGTTTCCAACCAGCAATAAGTGTTCCTGATGACCCCAAGAACTCACAATTGTATTCCTGATCAAACTTCTCTAGGTCGAAGTTCATACCTGCTATGGTTTCAGATTTCCATTTTTCATCTCTACCTGGAACACTAGTCCAGTGAACAAGAATAGGATGATAACCATTTTGACCTTTTTGAGCATTAGCCCAAGTAGCGTGGAAATGATTTAGACCATTAGGGGTAGAAACTAGAATAATCTTTGATTCTGAACCTGATGAGATAGTAGGATAAACCGATGTGAAAAATTCGTCCCAATTTTCAATGAACGCTGCTTCGTCGATGAATAGAAGGTTGATAGTATAACCACGGATGGCGCTGGCTGAAGTTGCCGCTGCCAAAACACGAGAATTGTTTTCTAGAACAAACGAACCTTTGTTCCATTCAACCACACCCTGCTGTAGCCATTTAGGTAGATGTTGATAGGCGAGCTGAACTCGACCTAGAATTTCTCGAGCCGTATCGCCTTTATTCGCCAAAAGAGCGACAGTTTTATCAGGATGGAAAATGATATACCAAAGGATGAATGCGCAAGTTGTTGTTGATTTACCAGCCTGACGAGCAGTTGTGACTATAGAATAACGATTATCTTTGAAAGATCTAACCATATCCTTCTGATAATCATACATTTTAAAACTTGTAAGACCCTCGTTAATTGAGATGATCTTCATATAATTTTCAGTAAAATAGATAGGATCTTGTTGACACTTAACATACTCCTGAACTAATTCTGGAGTCCATTCAATGTTCTGATTAGTTTTCTTTAATAGAACATTACCCTTATAACCGCCAGTCAATTCATTCATTGTTCTTCATATCCTTAAGAACTTTTTGTAACTCTGCTGTCGATCCTACAAATAGATTGTTATTGATAGTCTGAGCTTTTTCGCTTATAGGAGAATCCTTAGCGTCAATGTCTCTTATTTTTGTTTGTAATTCTAACAGTTCTTTATTGGTGTTGACAACTGTATCCATCAACTTAGCAAGAACTTCGAACGCACGTGGATGCTGCGATTGACCAGCTATTTCAGATAGCTTATCAATTGCTTCTTGACCTGTTTGAATAACTTCATAAAGATTAGCTCTGGCTGCTTCGAAATCATTTCTAGCAGAATCATCATGAGCTTTTGCTATCAAATTGTCAATTTGTTTTTCATATTGTAACGGAGTAAGAGATTTATCCGTTTCATCATTTTTTTCTGTCATTCAATCTCATCAGTGTTATAAATTTGAGTTATGAAACCATAATCATCGTCGGAATTTATTTCAATATAAGGCACAGTTCCTGTGTTGGCGTTTGGACCTCCATAGTAATTTATAGGATTGCCATTAGCGTCTAAACCTGGCTGAACTGTTACCTTCTCGGCCATTTGAGTTATACCTCTACCCTGAGCGGCAGTATTTGTAGAAGGTATATAAAACTGTGTTCTAACGAACTTAATAATACCAGAGGATTTAACAGGTCCGTAAAGATAACCTTTCAATACAAAATCCAACTGCCAAATTATAGCTCTTCTTTCAGTATATGCTCCATCATAATTATCAGAATAACTAATGTTATTTAGAATGATTGGTATGTCCATTGTAACATTAACTTCTGGAATTAAATTACAAGTGGTAGTCCAATCTGGAGTAAAATATGGAAGTATCTGTTCAATAATTTTAGTTCCATCTTCAGCATTTTTAGCGTAGATAAAAACCTTAAAATCTATATTGTAAGGAACAGGATTATATTGATATTTGAACTTATCAGCGTCAGTAGCGTCTTTGACAGAAACCTTACCAATAGTGTTTAATTTTCTAGAGCCATCATAAACCATTTTGCCCATCTCGAAAGAGATCATAGGCAATGGCGCTACTGCTGTTTGAGCGTCTAAACCTGGATCTTGTGTAATACGAGCCAGCATTTTATCTTTAGGAGCGTATGTAATTGGAACCCTTAAAAGAGCAGTAACATCCCCAGCTGTGTTTGTTCTAGTAATTCGAATCTGATTTAGCAAAGTTCCCATAAGAATTACATATTTTCTTATAAGACCAAAATAAAACGGCGAACCAAACATTAAATTTTACCTTCGCTAAATGGATCTATTGAACTAAAGTCTACAAATAAATCTGACTCTTGTTGTATTTCTTCGTTATCAGAAGCATGTATAAGATCGTTCATTGAAGAATTTTCCAGAACTATATAATCTCCGTCTTCAGTCAAAATAGGCAATTCATTCGAGCTTTCTTCTTTGATAGTCCAATCAAGAATATTGATATCATATTTTTTCTGAATAGCATCTATTTCAGGAATACCGGTATTGATAAGTTCGCCTGAATACTCAAATACTTCACAAGTCATTTCCCATGTTTGTAAAGCGCCAAGCTGGTAAAACATCTCGTACTTATTTACATATTTTATTTGAAAAGCTCTTTGATTCAATGGAAACCAAATTAGGTCGCCTTCGTTTGGTCTTACCTGAGTAGTAAACTCTCCGACTTCATCGTTAAAAATTCTACGAGCGACCGAGAACACAACCTGATTACGGATTTCAACGCCAAACTTAGAAAGGAATTCTTGATCGCCGCTGAAACCATCAATAGATTTAATATACATTTCTATTGGGTAAGCTACTTCATATGACGATTGATCGTCTGCTCCATACACATCATCATAATTGTTCAATTTACGAGGAATGTAGTATATATCGTGACCATATATTTTTATTGATTCAACAATCAAATTCTCAAGAAGCAGCTGCTCCTGAGATGCTTGAAAATTATTGAAGAAAAAATTGGTGGCCATGATTATCCGATCATATCGGTTGCTGGTAAACTATAGCTGTAAATCATTTCACGCTCTAGATCTGCTCTTTCCTGAGTGGCTTCATCGTATATTTTTTGACCATTAAAAGTCAGTCCACCTGGCATTTTCATACCTTCAAACTTCTTAAGGTTTTGACCCCATTGCTGTTTGATCAGACAAGCTGCATATCTACCTAACCATCTATCAGCCCATGCATCAGTATAAACATCAGGATCAACAACTTGATATGCTTCAACGATTAAATAATTACCCACAGCAACTTGATCCCAAGACATGTCGATATAAAGTCTATTAATGTGTCTATTGTATCTGAGTGGCTGTTGGCCAACTAGCATCTGTTCTAGAAACTGAACATGATTCATGGCCATATAATATGGCACCATAGAAACTGATGTTAAAGTGTAAAGATCATTCAACGCAATCTGGTAACGAATATTAAAAAGATTGTTTAAACCTAATGCAGAACCAAGAGGAAAAATGTTTACAGCTCCAATAATATTTTCTGGAAGCGTAATATACTTGTTATCTATATCAGTTTGATCAATTTGTCTTTTGTAATATGTTTTTTCAGAACCATCAAAATGATAATCCCAAAAATATCGTAGAGCTTCGTCGATACGATCGGAAACTTGATCATCGTCAACGTTGATTTCAATAACTGGTTTACCCAATCTTCGTAAACAATTTTCAACAAATTCTGCTCTTGTTGTTGGGACTGCCATTATAGATTTCCTAAAAGTTTAATCGTTTTCCGTATAAGAACTCCATTTGCCGATTGGGCATTTGGAACTAGGAAACAAAGTTTTTAATTTCATAAAACAACCGCATTCTCTACACATAAAAATAGATGCATCGAAATACTTACAAGAGTTGCAAATTTCTAATCTTTCTTTTGCTTTTTTACTTCTTTCTTCCCAAACCTTTTTAATATCTTTCATGACTATTTATTAACCTCGAATAGTGAAAAAATATTTTCTAATTCTATTAATTTTTGTTTATCAATTTTATCAAAATCTTCTGGTTTGATATCTAATAAATTTAACTCTTTCATTTTTTCATAAAATTTCGTAGCCAATTCTTCAAAATTATCAGGCTTTAAAACCCATTTATTAGAGGAAACAGACCATATATAATAATTACCATCATCAGGAGCAGCATAAGGAGCATTCATACTCTTTCTCATGTTCTCGTTAAAATCACTCACATCTTTGATAGCAATTTCTAGTAATTGTTTTTCCGAAATCGAGTTTATTTCATAATAATCTGTCCATACTGTAGTGTTATATTCTTTGGATAAATCATCATCGATGACGTATCGGCTAGAAGAAATTGTTTGGTATAACCCAATTTCCGGTAATGGTTTTCTGACAAACCTAGCGTAACCTTGTGGTGGATTATTGATGTTTAAATCCGGATAAAATACTTTTAGATTTTCTTCGGCGATTGGGTGATTTATTGGTTTACCGTTTTCTATTTTGATAAGAAAATTCATAATTAACTCCATGAAATAGTGACATAACCACTACTACCAGCGGCACCACGTTGATCGCGACAGCTAGTATTACTTGGTCTTGGCCCGCCTGCTCCAACAGTAAAATTTATTGTTGTATTATAATTAGGTCCGTCCACAGCCTTTCTCCAAGTTTTTTGAGCATACCCACCGGCGCCACCATTTCCTCCTGCTCCTTGGTTACAGTTTGTATCTGCTGGATTAGTGTTACCTGCCCCACCTGCGCCACCGCCTCCAAGATTACCATTGAGATTATTTCCACCAGCAGCGCCAACTGCACCAGCAGAAGCGCCACCACCACCCCCATAAGCAATGACTCCATTGAAAGATGTATTCGAACCAGGATTACCACTAGGAGAACAGCAATAATTTCCGCAAAGAGGAAAAAATGGGGGCGGGAGGATTTGACCACCACAATAACTTCCACCAGATCCTCCACCTCCTGCAACCGTTGCTGTCAGATTTTCGTATGGAACAACTAACCAACTATAACTTCCAGGAGTATGATATGTTGTTCCTGTATTACCCGCAGTTGGTTTACCACGAGCGTCCGACATAGAGACAATACCAGTAGTTCCAGCGCCCGCTAAATATCTAACATCAGAGTCATTTAAAGATGTTAACGCCGTGCTGTTATTATAAATTATTCTGGCTATATCAGAAAAAGATATAGCGTCAGAGCTAGGTGTTGGCATTAGATTATCCTATTTTTTTCTTTAGTTCTTCAATCTGAATTTGCTGTTCTTTGATTGCTTCTATTAGAATTGCAAACAATCCTCTATCGCGCAAAGATAGATAACCATCTTGGCCTTCACGAACCAGTTCTGGTATAACTTCCTGGACGTTTTGTGCAATCAAACCAATGTCGTTATTGATACCAGCAAAATCACGTTCAGAAGTTCCTTCTTTCCAGTTAAAAGTAACACCCTGAAGGCGTTTTACCATTTCTAGCGTGTTAGAAATTGGTGCAATGTTTTCTTTTAATCTTTCATCAGAAGTAGCGCCATAAGCAGTAATATTACTGTTAGCAACAAAGTTACCACTAGTGTCAAACTGATATTTGTTCGAACCATTAGCTTTGATATAAACAGTAGTATTGTTGTCGGAACCCAATATGAATGCTGAAGAAGTAGCAGCAATAGATGCTATCTGAACATCCTGAGCAGAATTAGTAAATTGTATAACGCTTGCTGTAGAATCCGAACCACCACCAGCATATATTCTTATACCATAGTTACCAGCGCCAGTTCTAAAAGCGCCGCCTAAACTATTAATAGCGTGTAATCCAGCAAATGTTCCTGCTGAAAACGAAGGCGATGCAGAAGTTCTTAAATCTTGATCGACCCCACCATAATCAGTATA